CATCAACCGCCCAGTGTGAGCCTGATTACTGGCATCTGTGAGCCCGGCAAACTGCTGGGCTTCATGGATGTAGCTACGCAGCAGGACACCACAGAGCTTCTTGCGCGCATCCGTAACGACCTGCACCCAGGGCAGCTTGCCTTCGTAGACGACAGCAGCACACAGATCCTTGGCATCTCTGCTGGTTACGGTGCTGGCAAGACCCGTGCGCTATGTGCCAAGGCTGTAACCCTTGCCGCTGCTAATCAAGGCTTCATCGGTCTGGTCATGGAACCAACCGGACCATTGATCCGTGACATTTGGCAGAACGACTTCGAGCAATTCCTTGAGTCATACGAGATCCCTTACACCTTCAGGGCGTCTCCGTTGCCTGAGTACATGCTGCACCTGCCAGGCGGTGACACCAAGATCCTGTGCCGATCATTTGAGAACTGGTCACGCATCATCGGCTTGAACCTTGCCTGGGTCTTGGCTGATGAAATTGATACTGTCACACCAAGCATTGCCAACAAGGCATTTCCTAAAATCCTTGGTCGCTTACGCTCCGGCAACGTCAGGCAGTTTGGCGCAGCGTCAACACCTGAGGGCTTCCGCTGGATGTGGAATACCTTTGGCAGTGATGACGCAAGGGCAAGACCTGATCGGCATCTGATCAAGATGCGCACCGCCGATAACCCCCACCTGCCACCGGACTTTATTGAGCGTCTTGAAGCCAACTACGACCCCAGCTTGCTGCGTGCATATTTAGACGGTGAGTTCGTCAACCTCACCACCGGGCAGGTTTATGACCGCTTCGACCGCACCAAGCACGTACAACCTGACCTGCCTGATACTGACCGCGAACCGCTCCGCATTGGCATTGACTTCAACGTTGGCAACATGAGTGCAGTGATCGGCGTTCGCATCGGCAATGGCCTGCTGATCATCGACGAGATCTCCGGCGCCCATGACACCGACGCGCTGGCTGCCGAGATCCGTCGTCGATACGCGGATCGCCGTATTTACATCTACCCAGACGCCAGCGGCGGCAATCGCAGCACCAATGCAACGCAGACCGACATTGCAATCCTTGAGTCCTATGGCATGTCCAACCAATCACCCAGGGCTAATCCTCCCGTTCGTGATCGGGTGGCTGCTGTTCAGGCTCTGCTGGAAAACGGCAAAGGGCAAGTCCGGTTACAGGTCGCGCCGCAATGCAAGAGACTGACCGAGTGCTTGGAGCTGCAGTGCTACACAGACAAGGGGGAGCCTGACAAGGATGCAGGCTTTGACCACATGAACGACGCCTTGGGGTACTTGGTCTGGCGTGAGTTCAATCCGCTGCACGCAGGCGCTGGACGGTCAACGGGCATCAGACTTTACTGACGGCTGGGTTGCAGATATTGGCTTTTTAAGCTATGGTCGCAAATGCCCACCTTTGAGCCTACTCATGCTCGTCGGTCAAGATCTCATCAACAAAGTAAAAGAGCTGAGCGATCTGAATAAATCAGACCTCGTTCGTGAATGTGGTTACGTCAAAAATGACAAGGTATGCTTCACTCAGTTTTATGAGGCGCTCCTTGAAGCCAAGGGGCTGCAGATGAACGTGCCTGGCAAGCGCGGTCGTAGTCTGACCTATAAGACCAAGGTGCAGTTCAACGGCAAGCTCTCCATCGGTGAGGGTTACGTGCAGGAGATGGGTTTTAAGCCCGGCGACGAGTTTGAGATCAAAATTGGTCGCAAGTCCGTAACGCTAACTGCTGCTTAAACTGAGCCAAAGCCTGCGCGTATCAAGCTGTGTATAGCGGATACAACTTTTACGACCGCCCGCTAGCTCAGCGGACTGTCACGCAAGTCACCGATCCGAACACGGCATGGTTCGCGCAGGAACCTCACTGGATATTGATAGAGGATCTACTGCAGGGCACTTACGGAATGCGCAAAAAGCATCGCCGTTACCTGCCGCAGGAACCACGCGAGCTGGACGAGTCCTATGACAATCGCCTAGCTCGTAGCGTGGTGCCGCCCTTTTATCAGCGCCTTGAGCGCATGATGGCTGGGATGCTAACCCGTAAGCCCGTGCGGCTTGACGACACTGCCGACATCATCCGTGAGCAGTTGTTTGACGTTGACCTGCAAGGCAATGACCTCAACGTCTGGACTTATGAAACAACCCGCAAGATGGTCCGTTATGGGCACGTTGGTGTCTTGGTGGATGCACCGTCTGATGGGGGTAGACCTTACTATGTGACGTACACGCCAAGGCAGATCCTTGGCTGGCGCACTGAACAACAGGAAGGCAAACAAGTCCTGACGCAGCTCAGGCTGTCAGAGATTGTGACGATTCCTGACGGCATCTACGGCGAGAAAGAAGTGCAGCAGGTGCGGGTGCTAACGCCTGGTGAGTACCAGTTGCATCGGCAGAATGCCACCGGCGATTTCAGCGTGGTAGACGAAGGACGGACCAGCTTGTCTGAGATTCCCTTTAGCGTTGCTTACGCCCAGCGGCATGGGTTCCTTGAATCCCGCCCACCGCTTGAGGACATTGCCGAGCTAAACCTCAAGACCTACCAGATCCAGTCAGACCTAGACAACCAACTGCATATCAGCGCCGTGCCGATGCTGGCGTTTTATGGCTTCCCGTCTGCTGCAGAGGAAGTAAGCGCCGGTCCTGGTGAGGCGATTGCATTTCCTGCTGATGGTCGTGCGGAGTACATCGAACCGCAGGGCAAGAGCTTTGAGGCGCAGTTCCGCCGCCTAGAGCAACTGGCAGGGCAGATCAACGAGCTAGGGCTGTCAGCAGTTTTGGGGCAGAAGCTCAGCGCCGAAACTGCAGAAGCGAAGCGGCTAGACCGTAGCCAGGGTGACAGCACCATGATGGTGATTGCACAGAACGTGCAGGACCTCATTGATAACTGCCTGCAGTTTCATGCGCAGTTCATCGGCAACGCCACCGCTGCCGGCAGCTCCTACGTCAACCGTGACTTCCTTGGCGCACGCCTTGAACCGCAGGACATCCAAGCTCTGCTATCGCTTTACACCGCTGGCACCATCAGCCAAGAAACCCTCCTGCATGAGCTAGCCGAAGGCGATGTCCTTGGCGATAATTTTGATGTAGACGAGGAACTGGAGGCAACTTCTAATGGCGGGCTGGATTTACAATCTGCTGAACAGGCTGATCGATTGGTTGGTGGACTGGGCGATAATGCTGGAAGCGAAGACCCAGAAGATGCAGATACCGCCGAGGAAGCAGGAGCTTGATTACACGATGGGCAAACTGCCGGAAGAGATTTTGGCAGTTGTACGGATGACGTATTACAAAGACGGCAAACCTGCTGAAGTAGATGAAATGGTAATTTTGGAAGATGGGCAAGATGGTTACAACGCCTTTGCTTCTACAGTTACCGGCGCCTTGACGCGTGGCGCAAACGTTAGTATCCGGTCGCAGTACAAGCCCAGTCAGCTTGGCATTGAGCCATGAGCACACCTGAGGCGTTGTTTCGCAATGCGATTGACCTGAATCGCTTTAGTAATAGTGTTGCTCGCCGTGTGATCAATGCTTATAACGACATCATTATTGATGCAGTTAATCAGTTACGAACGATTGATGAGCTGGCTGCACCTGTCAAGGCTGCAAGGCTGCGTGGCATTTTGGCGCAACTGAAGGATAGTCTGGGCACTTGGGCTGGAGATTCGACAGAGCTGACGGCGCTAGAGCTGCAGGGTATAGCCCAGTTGCAATCGGAGTTTGTATCGGAAGAGTTGCGTAAGGCGTTACCCGCAGGCGCACGCAACATCGTCAACACGGTAGAAATCAGCCCACAGTTTGCGCAGAGTGTGGTGACGACTGATCCCACGCAGCTCAATGTGGTGGCACTTAGCGATGATCTCTTTGCCGCAGTACAGGGTGCACCACAGACATTTAGCCTTACGGCTGCTCAAGGTGCCACCATCACGCTGCCCAACGGCGAGGTCGTTAGCAAGGCATTTCGTGGCATTGCGGTGGACCAGGCTGAGCGGTTTAGCCAAGTTGTCCGGCAAGGCTTGCTGACAGGTGAACCGACGCCAGCTATCGCTAAACGTTTGATCGGCAGTTTGCAGTTTGGTGAACGCGCCAAGACCGTCAGGGAAATTGCAGCAGCAGGCGGTCAGGCAACAGCTATAGCCGACAATCAGATCGTCGCGTTAGTCCGCACCAGCATTAATCAGGTAGCAAATACCGCTAGCCAGCAGGTGTATGAGGCGAACCAAGACATCACGAAAAAGTACCGCTACGTTGCCACGCTTGACACCAGGACAAGTGCCATCTGCCGGGCGTTAGACGGCAAGGTGTTTGAGTATGGCAAAGGACCAACGCCGCCGCAGCACTTCAACTGCCGTAGCACCACCGTGCCGGTCATTGACTACAAGGAGCTTGGCTTTGACCCGCCACCGCCAGGACGCCGTGCTGCACAAGGTGGTCAGGTTCCAGCTAACACCAGCTACGGCAAGTGGTTATCTGAGCAGGATCTTGCAACCAAGGCAAAAGCCTTAGGCGCTAGCAAAGTTGCTTACTTCAACAAACTATCCAACAAATATGGACCAGAAGCTGCAATCGCAAAGCTGGTTAGCAAAGATGGCACAGAGCTAACCTTGGACCAGCTCCGGGCTCGTTATGGACCAACCCGTTCTTAAATACACCTACGCCGATGGGCGCAAGGCATCGGAGTTTGAACTGCGCAATGGTGCTGAGGTCCGGTACGTCCAGCAACCTGATGGCACAGGCGGTTGGTACGATAGAACCGGCGTGATGGTTGCTAGCAATGCCCCTGAAGCGAGGCAAGAGTCAGGCAGTAATCTCCCAAAACATCAGCCGGGAGATCAAGGCAGGCAAGCCGCAAAAGCAAGCGGTAGCAATCGCCCTAGCAAAAGCAGGAAAAAGCCGGAAGCGCAAGCCGAAAGCTAAGTAGCATGAAAGGGTCATTGCTTTAAGTCAATGCCTGGGCATTACGGCGACATGAAAGCTAAGGGTGGCGGCAAAGCCAAACCCATGATGGCTAAGGGCACAAAGAAAAAGGGAGGCAAGAAAAAGTGAAGCGCGGTGACAGGGTGAGTTGGATGTACCAAGGCACCCGCACCTTTGGCGTAATTACCAGCATTGGCGGCGAACGCGCCACTATTGCTACACGCACTGGTGGCAGTGTCACTCGTGTTGGCAGTCAGGACGATCCAATCATTCGGATCAAATCTGAATCAACTGGCAACGCAGTCATCAAAAAACGTTCGGAGCTGAAAGCAGCACCCCGTCGATGATCACCTATCGCGGCGAGCAGTTTGACGGCTACAACAAGCCGAAGCGCACGCCAAGCCATCCAACTAAGTCCCATGCCGTACTTGCAAAAGACGGCGAGACGGTCAAGTTGATACGGTTTGGGCAGCAGGGCGTTAGTGGCAGCCCGCCGCGACAAGGTGAATCAAAAGCAGCAACAGCAAGGCGTGCCAGTTTTAAGGCACGTCATGCTGCCAACATTGCTAAAGGCAAGATGTCTCCTGCGTATTGGGCTGACAAGACAAAGTGGTAGCCTCCTCGCAGTGGATCCAATCTTTAAGTTCTGCGACGTAGCGACGTAAGTCTTGGGCTTTGGCAGCGTGCCAGCCACAACCCGTCCGTCGCAACAGGTCCTCATGCCGATCGATAGCATCAAGCATCTGTTTGATTAACGGGTTCCAGGGTTCCCGGATTGGCGTATTGAATTCTCGTTTTGACACTTTTGTGTCAGAAGCTGTACTATCGCAGCGTAACTAAGCCTGTGGCTAGTCCATGTCTGATGAAGCACAAGCTCCTGTGGAGCAAAATGCCGAAGTAGCCAACATGCAAGCTGAACTTGACGCCATGCGGCGCAAGAACTCAGAGTTGTTGGACGAGTACAAAAAAGCCATCGCCCAAGCAAAGGCTGTGCCGGATGGAGTCAATGTTGACGAGCTGCTGGAGTTCAAACGCAACTACGAGCAACAGCAACTTGAATCACAAGGCAAGTATTCAGAAGCAAGACAAGCTCTGGAGCAGCAGTTCCGTGAGGCGACGGCAGAAAAGGACCAGCGCATCAGCCAGCTTGAAGCCCGCGTGCGAGAACTGGAGCTGGTGACGCCTGCTGTCACGGCACTAGCTGAAATTGTCCATGACCCAGACATGGTGCTCAAGACCAAGCTGAAGCCTGAAGCTATCGAACGCGAGGCTGACGGCAGCGTGGTTGTGGTTGATGGGTACAAGCGTGTGCCTGTTGCCGAGTGGGCAAAGACGTTGCCAGCATGGATGCAGAAGCAACCCAAGCCGCAGGGCAGTGGTGCGCCATCGGGCGGCAATGTTGGCGGTGCCGTCCCTGCTGGGATGGTCAATCCGTTTAACCGCGACAGCTTCAATCTGACTGAACAGGCACGACTGTATCGAACAGATCGTGATCTGTATGATCGGATGAAGGCTCAAGCTAACCGCTAAGCTGTTACAAACCGGCTGTGCTGGTGATGTAGGGCTGTGCCCATCCTTCCAACTCAACCCTGGTGATTCTTCATGGCGACTCTTCGCTCTGACATCATCATCCCCGAGATTTTTACGCCTTACGTCATTGAGCAGACCACCCAGCGCGATGCCTTCCTGGCATCCGGTGTGGTGCAGCCGATGGCTGAGCTGAACGCAACCGAGGGTGGTGACTTCATTAACGTGCCTTTCTTTAAGGCAAACCTGACTGGTGACTTCGAAGTGCTGTCTGACAGCACCTCGCTGACCCCTGGCAAAATCACTGCTGACAAGCAAGTTGGCGTGATCCTGCATAGAGGGCGGGCCTTCGAAAGCCGTGACCTCGCGGCCCTCGCGGCTGGAAGTGACCCCATGGCTGCTATCGGCGCCAAGATTGCTGACTACATTGCTAACCAGCGCCAGAAGGACCTCCTGTCCTGCTTGGCTGGTGTGTTTGGCAGCCTGGGCAGCAACGACAGCGCATCCTTCGTCGATCTGACGATTGATGGTCTGACCGCTGACACCCCAACCGTGCTGTCCCCTCGGCACGTTGCTGAAGCCCGCAGCCTGCTGGGCGATCAAGGTGACAAGCTGACCGCCATTTGTATGCACAGCAAGGTCTATTACGACCTCGTTGAGCGCAAGGCGATCGACTACGTGTCCACTCTTGAAGCTCGTGGCACTACCACCACTCAATCCGGTGGCTCCCTTGTTGGCGCTTACGGCGGTGACGCCAGCGTGCCAACGTACATGGGCTTGCGTGTGATCGTCTCTGACGATGTGCAGACCGCAGGCAGTGGCGGTTCCACTGAATATGCCACTTACTTCTTCACCAACGGCGCTGTCGCTAGCGGTGAGCAACTGGCTCTTCAGACGGAAACTGACCGTGACATCCTCGCCAAGAGCGATGCCATGTCGATCGACCTCCACTACTGCTACCACCCCGTTGGTGCCAAGTGGGGCGTGAGCACTGTCAACCCGACCCGTGCTCAACTGGAGACCATCGGCAACTGGTCGAAGGTGTACGAAACCAAGAACATTGGTTGCGTGCGTTCGACCAACACTTCTAACTTCGATTGAGGTAACTAATTATGGCTTCCCTCTTTCAAGTAACTGCTGGCAGTGCCATTGGCTATGTCAGCGGCTCGGGTGGTGCGGTTACCCAAGCCACCAGCAAGTCCACTGGTGTCACCCTCAACAAAGTTTGTGGGGCGATCACCATGCACAACGCATCACTCGCTGATGCCACCAACGTTAGCTTCACCGTCACCAACAGCACTGTTGCTGCTAATGACGTTGTGATCGTTAACCACTCATCGGCGGGCACTGCCGGTGCCTATACCATCGAAGCCAACGCTATTGCAGCGGGATCCTTTGCGGTCACGGTGCGTAACGTGTCTGGTGGTTCGCTTAGCCAAGCCATTGTGCTTAGCTTTGCTGTAATCAAGGGCGCTAACGCCTGATGGGGCTGTTCGCTTTCCGGCGACTGCGTGATCGTGAGGTTGCTTCTACGGAAGCAGCCTCTCTTTCTATTGCGGAGCCTGCGCCTACACTAGAACCAAAGGAGCCACCCAACGATGGCAGTAGTAATCGTCGCAACCGTCGGGTCGGCAAGCGCCAACTCTTATCTGACTCTGGCGGACGCCCAGACGATCGTTGATGGTTTTGTGGAGAACGATGACGTCCAACACTGGAACACTGGCAACACTGACAGTCGCAACCGCGCACTATTTACTGCCACGCAACGGCTAGACCGTGAACGCTTTTTAGGTGCTCGTGCAACTGATACGCAGGCATTGCAATGGCCGCGTACTGGTGTGCGCAAGCCAGACACCTATATCAACACCTACACAGTCGGTTTCCCGTTTCGGATCTCCACGGATTACTTCACCGACACTGAGATCCCGATTCAAGTCAAGTACGCCCAGGTTGTGCTGGCAGTGTTTTTGCACAACAATACGGATGCGCTTGGGCTGAGCGGTCTAGAGGATTACAAGAATGTCAAGATCGGTAGCCTTGATGTGACGCCGAACGTTATGTTCGGTGCCGTGGGTGCTGATAAGGTGCCGCCCTTGTTTGAGCGGTATCTGACTGGGCTTAGAATTAGTGGACCGGGCAACTTCTCCATTCGCCGGAGCTGATCATGGTTCTTATCTCACCCGCAGGGAATGATTCCGTAGCAAGGCGGCGGAATGACGGCACTTATTCAATGGGTGTTGCCGGTACAGCTTTTCACTCCGTCGTTACCGTCACGCGGCCCAGTAATACCACCGCCTATACCGCTGGTGATGTGGTTGGCGACACGGGTGGCTCGGCAATTCTTACCTTTAGCAGCATTGGCCCCGCTGGTGGCTACGTGTTGGTTCAGTCGGTTAGCCTTGTTTTTAGTGATACCGCAGTGATCAGCGGCATGGGCGCCTACCGCCTGCACTTTTACACCGCTAGCCCCACCGCGATTGCTGATAACGCTGCTTTTGATCTGGTCAGCGGTGAGCGCAGTGATTATGCCGGCTTCATTGATTTTGCGACGCCGGTTGATTTTGGCAGCAGCCTGTACACCCAAGTCGATTATCCGGGTCGTTTGATCAAACTGGCGGCAAACAGCAGCACGTTGTACGGCGAGCTTGAAACGAAGGGTGCTTACACGCCGGCTTCGGCCAGCACTGTTCAGGTTCGTGTTGCAACGCTGGAGGCTGGTATCTGATGCGCGGCTCCGCTGTCTTTCGCGTTGGAGTTGCGCCGGGTGGTGCATTAGCGCCGTCTTGGGTGCGTGATTCTGTTTCACGCGCGGCACGGTCTACGCCAAGTCTGGATCTGCGCTTTGCCGACAACAAGAGCCTGATTGACGCCACCAGTGGACAAAGCCTTGTCACCTTCACCCGCGCCAGCAGTGGGACGTTTGTGGGCAGCGACGGGCTGATCAAGACCGCGACGACGAACCTGCTGCTCAGGAGTGAGGAGTTTGATAATGCAAGCTGGACAAAGGTGCGGGCAACTGTCTCTGCCAATACTATTGCCGCACCCAACGGGACACTATCCGCAGATACTGGCATTGAAGACACATCAGCCTCTGCAACGCACAACCCACTGATCCAAGACGCAACAATCATCGCCAACGGAACATATACAGCATCTCTGTATGTCAAAACGAAAGAGCGCTCACGAGGAGATATTTGGTTTTCAAGTACTGATAGCGCCAATTACGTTGCGGGTAGCTTCAACCTTGGAACCGGAACAATCTTAGCAACCAGCTCTGGAACTGGATCTGGGGCTGTAGCTAGTATTGCGAATGTCGGAGATGGCTGGTACCGAGTAAGCATCACCGGTTCTATTGGCAGCAGCTTAACTACAGGGCGTTTAGTTTTGCGCCTTGCAGATGGCACCGGAAGCATTGTCTACACCGGAAACGGTACCTCTGGTCTCTATCTCTGGGGAGCCCAACTAGAGCAATCCAGCACGGTGGGCGAGTACATCCCCACCACCAGCACGATCAACAGCGCCCCACGGTTCGACCACAACCCCACGACCGGCGAAAGCCTTGGCCTGCTGGTGGAGGAGCAGAGGACGAACAGCATCACCAATAACACGATGGTTGGGGCGGTTGCCGGTACGCCGGGGACAAACCCTACTGGATGGGTCTACGCCACGGCTCAAAGCAATGGCCTAACAATAAGCATTGCTGGCGCTGGAGTCGAAAATGGTATCAATTACATTGATTACCGTTTCAACGGTACAACTGTTGCCAGCCCTAGTGCGTGTGCGATTGGCATTGTCAATGCAACTGCCGCTACGGCTCAAACATGGACGGCTTCAACATATTGGAAGCTAGCGGCAGGAAGCACGACAGGAACTACCAACTGGCAACTTGGCTTGATTGAAAACACCGCAGGTGGCGCATTTGTTACCGGTGCTTTTTATAGTCAAACTGCACCTACATCCGCAGCGTTAATCACACAACGTCCTACTGCAACAAGAACACTATCAGGTGGCGGAACGGTCGGCGTGGTTACACTGCCCATCAACATTACCGTTGCAGGCAACACCGCGATTGATTTCACCCTTCGCATCGGGATGCCTCAGCTAGAGCAAGGTGCCTTTGCCACCAGCGTCATCCCAACGTCAACCGCCACGGTCACCCGCAGTGCAGACGTGGCCAGCATCACGGGGGCGAACTTCAGCTCCTGGTTTAACGCAAGTCAGTCCACCATCTATTCCGAAGCCGCATCCTCCACTGGAGCCGCTTATACCGGATACGTTTATACCGTTGGAGCATCTTTTAACGACAGCATTACTCATTACCGCCAGGCTGATTCACAGCCGGTTGCCCGTATTCGCACGGCTTCTGCAGATGAGTATGGAGCGACTGGAAACGGAGCAATCTGGACTGGAACTGGCGTCAATAAGTTTGCTCTTGGGGTTTCTGCCACCAGCGGTAGGCAAGCATCAAACGGGCAGCTGTCTTCTGGCGGTGACGATACCTCCATTGTTTTTCCGTCAATGTCATCCATGACGCTTGGGGGATTAGTTGGTGGATCTTTTCTGCTCAACGGCACCATCCGCCGCCTCACCTACTGGCCTTCCCGCCTTGCCAACAGCACCCTCCAGGAGATCACCCGATGACCCATTTTCTTCGCTTCCCCGATGAAGCCACGGCCATCACCGTCCTGGCTGACTACCGCACCGAAGACGACACCTGGATCACCGCCAGCCACGGTCATGCGTTGGATGTGATTGGCACCATCACCATCGGCGGTGAGTACGACGAGGAAGGCAACGTGGTGACCGCTCCCACCGTGCTGGACGGCTGGCACGTCAACTTCATGGGTGATTTGCCTGAGGGTTGGGCGGATTATGTGGTCAATCCAGAGCAGCCTGTGCGGGTGTTTGCAGCATGAGCCTTTCGACGCCGCTACGCAAAGTCGCCAGCAAGTTGATGGCAAAGTTTGGTGGTGAAGTAACAATTCGTGTAGTGACTCCAGGGGCTTATAACACAACCACTGGCGCCATCACAGAAACCACTGCTGACACTGCAGTGCGTGGCGTGCTTGAGGATGTGAACGCTCGTGAGGTGAACGAGCTGATTCAAGCAAGCGACAAGAAACTGACGGTAGCTGCAGCAGACCTAGCAGCAGCACCTAGCACGGCTGACCGTGTAGTGATCAGCAGCGTGAGCCATCAGATTATTAGGGTCACTACGATTGAACAGGACAACACGGCTATTACGCACGAGCTAATCCTGAGGGCATAGTGGCACGACGCATCAACCTATCGCAGATTGGCAGCTACTCCCAAGAGAAGTTTGAGCAGTTACTGCGGGTGGTTGTGTTTGAAACAGACAGCAGGCTAAAGCAAGAAAGCCCTGTTGATACCGGACGCTTTCGCGCTAGCTGGGCGATCAGTGAACAGGGAACCCCTGGTTTTGACGCTGGACCGCAGGGTAACCCAAATGCGTTGAAACCTCCTTTGCGACTTGATTATTCGACAGAGCGAGCCGGAGGTGTATATCACATTCATAACAGTCTGCCTTATGCCGAAAAATTGGCATATGGGGCGCCGGGTTCAGGACGCAGAACCGAAACTCGCTATAACCCTAAGCGCGATGTAGAAACGTGGGCTACCCCTGGAGGTGGAAGCAGCATCCAAACCAATGGACCCGGTTGGACTGATCTGATAGCCCGTGAAATGACGGCATGGGCACAGCAACAAGCTAGGCGCATCGGGAGACAAGACTGATGGCATCCGTCAATCTCAATACCATCCGCGCCACCATTGAGGCACGATTAACGGCTGAGCTAACCAGCCTCACGACGACATACACTCAAACCGGCACTGTCGTTACGATCAACGCCACGGCGCACGGCTACTACGTCGGCCAATCGCTGGCGTTGGACTACACATCCGGCGGCGGCGTTGACGGTACGTTCACTGTGGTCACCACAGCAACCAACTCTTTTACCGTGACTGCTGCCGGTGCGTTGACAACCAGTGGCAATGTCACAGTGGTTAGCTCACTGGGCAGCACCTTGCCCGTTGTCTTCCATAACCAGCCGTACATCCCAACGCCCAACAGCTCCTTTGTCCAATGCCTTGTCAGTTTTGGCAACAATAACTTCCTGACGATGGGCGGCACTACTGGCAGCAGTAACAGCGTCATCGGTGTCATCGTGATGAATGTCTTTACGCCAAAGGGAGTAGGACCTGGCGCAAATCTGACAATAGGTAAGCGAATCCGCGACCTTTACAATAGGCAAGTAGTCAGTGGCGTTCATTTTGATCCGCCTACTGGACCCGAGGTGGTGGCATCGCCAGCTCCAGAGGGTTACTTCCAAACACAGGTCAGATTGACCTTTGAAACC